GAACCTCGAAGAATGACTCGAAGAGAACCGAGAAGAATGACTCGAAGAGAACCGAGAAGAATGACTCGAAGAGAACCGAGAAGAATGACTCGAAGAGAACCTAGAAGAATGACTCGGAGAGAACCGAGAAGAATGACACGGAGAGAACCGAGAAGAATGACTCGGAGAGAACCGAGAAGAATGACACGGAGAGAACCTCGAAGAGAACCTAGAAGGATGACTCGAAGAGGAACTAGAAGAGGAACCACAAGAAGAGAACCTAGAAGAAAAGCTAGAAGATATTCAAAATAATTAATTACATATAGAAATAATTACCTAGAAAACATAAATATACAATTGTATGGATTGCCATTTCCCTTTTATCACTTTCAATTACAATATTATGTTTTTTTAATATACCATCTACAAAACCTTCAGACTTTATTTTATCATCTTTATTATCATCTTTATTATCATCACTTTTTTCTTCTATTTTTAATTTATCTTCTAATTGTGTTAATAAACATGTATTATTATTAACTAAAAATTGATACTGTAATGTTGGTAAAAACCAAATAAGAAAACCTCTTTGACTATAAAATATTCCTCCAAATAAAAGATAGAATATTACAAATCCATGAATATTAGCAACTATTTCTGAATTTTTCATTATGATATTTAATTATATATTAAAAAAAAAATATATAATTAAACATGTGGGTAACTTGTCCTAAATGCAATGGAAATGGTTATATAAAAAAAGATGGTTCAGAAGTATCCGAAAATGATCATCGATGGGAAGATATAGAAAATAATAGTACATTTGAATTATGTAATATGTGCTTTATTAATCTTGTCCCTAGATCACCATTAAATATATTTTTAAGGGGTCAAATATGGGTTGAAGATAATTTTATTGAACCGTTTACACCACCATCTTCTCCACGATAATTTAATATAATATGTTCGCAAATAATAACCAATCTTCGGAATTTGTATTATGTTCATTGGTAAATATCACTCTAATTGTATCAAACATACTTTTCTTTATTTTATAATTAAACATTTATAATATAACTTATATATATATGTTTCCGGAAAAAGAAATAATAGATGCTTTGACTCAAAATCCCGAAACACCTGGATCAAAAAAAATTTTCAAAAAATTTCGTGATAGTATAGAATATAAATTGAATATTCATGATTATATGAAAAGAAATGTATTGGTACATAAACCCACGAATAGAATATTAGATTTTGGTTTACATAGTAGTTATTACTCATATTATCAAAGGGATTACTTTGATAAACAAATTAGTGAACCAAGAGTTGGATTAATCCCCGCGATTCATCCTTCACGATGGGAACAATTGGAAGAAATTAGTAGAGATTTTAACATTAGAGAGTTACCCAATAAGAGGTATGCTTATTGGGACAGAAATCCTGGAAAAGTTACAATTGTTGTAAGGGGTATTTTGAATATTTTGAAATTTTTAATAAATAATATAGAATATTGTTTACAAAATGATTCTAGTACTTCTATTGTATTTTTGAATAGTATATTTTGTCATTTTAAAGATGATGATATTAATAAAGAAATATGGCAATCTGAGAACCCATCATTTAAGGACTTATATAGTTTAATAGATTTATTAAGACTACGGCGTCATTTGCCTCAGTTGGCATCTATATCTGACAGCCATCCATATATAAAAGGTTTAAGTCAAAATGTAAAATATATAAAATTAAATGGAGACCTACATAAGTTATTTACTGAAAATATAATAGTAGATGCCGAAATGAGAAGATATCTCCCACCTGAAAGACTTGCAGAATATAATAATGAAGATACATTATACAGTCTGGATGATATAAGTAATTTTATTAGTGTGGGGACCGAATATTTAGAAAAAAATTCTAATGGTGGTATTTTCGGCTATTCGCCGGATGAAGGATATCAAAGGACAACTATATTAATAGATGAAACTTTTTGGTGGCCACCCGAACATAATAGTGAATTAAATATTACTTTGATGAGATTATTTCAATTACTCTTGATATATTTAAAAGAAATGTATAGTTTATATAGTTCTATAAATGAATTAAGGAAGTTTGTAAAAAGACAACCAGCTGAACAAAGGTTGGCATTTGCTAAAAATTATAATACTAGATTGCAAGAAAAGGATGAATTACCATTTGATGTGTTAGATAAAATATCTGGTTATAAATTATCAGATCCAAATATATCTAAAAAGATATATAGTCAAAATATTGATAATTTTGTAAGATCTAAATTAGAACCAAAGAAAACAATATTAGATACTTATTTAGATATGTTAAAAGATGAAAAATTAAGTAAAGAAGATAGAACAAAAACAAAAAAGAAAATTTATAATAGATTAAATAGAGAAGGAAAAGCACATATATATAATGATTTAGTTTCAGCAGATATAGATCCAACAATGGGGGATGATTTTAAATCACCTACATTATCAATGGAAAGTTACAGTTTAGATGGTGGTAATCGACGAAATAAGTCATCTAGACGAAAAAAGTCAACTAGACGAAAAAAGTCAACTAGACGAAAAAAGTCAACTAGACGAAAAAAGTCATCTAGACGAAAGAAATAATTTACAATTGACTAATTTCTAATGCTTTTTCATAATATGCTTTTGGCCAATGATGAAATACACTTTTAACATCTGTAAATGTTCCACAACCAGCATACTCTATTTCATTTAAGAAATATTTAGTTTTATCAAGTGTATTTCCCCGACAACATCCCAAATCAATTCTAAGGAATAATGGTCTAACAACTTTTCCTTTTATTTTAGTTTCGGGATAATTATCTAATACTTTTTTTGCTAGTTTTTTAGCTTCTTCAAGTGTTTTTTTATCGACAGAACCAATGCTTTCTGGTGGTGGCCATGCCTTTATAGCAATATAGTATTTATATTCTCCATTAATCCAAAATGTTTTTAGTTCCCATTTTTTTACAAAACCTACCATTTTTTCTTGACAAACTAATCCTGGGAATTTTTTTGTCTTTTTTAAATATTTGTCTAATTCTTTTTCTATATTTTTTTCATTTTCTTCTGTTATATCTGTATAAAATGATTCGCTCATTTCAGGTATGTTTTCATTGGAAGAATAAAAAGATTCAGTTGTATATGTTTCATCTCCTTCTTTAATATCGAATTTAGATATTTCTATATTAGCAAAAGCATAATCCGGTTTAACTACAAAACCTTTCCATTTATTTTTTTTTGCTTCAGCAATTATTTTTTTAGAATCTCTCACCTTTTTTATTAAAAATGTGGGTGCGATAGGGATACCTTTTTTTTCATAATATTTTAAATAATCCCCTTTATTATATAAGAAATATTGTTCAGATAAAGGGGGATAAATATTATTTTTTTTATTTTTCATTATTGATAACCATTTTTTATGCATTGTCGCGGATCCATGCCACGCATTTAAAAGATTAACCCCAACTAAAAAATTAACATCATTTTTTTGTAGTGTTTTTTCAGTAAAGTTTTTTAAATATTTCACTTCAGCATCAGGATATTGATGTTCTATTGAAGCAACCAATGCAGCTTCATTTAAAATCCACTCATCATCAATATATTCTTCTGGTACATTGTCCATCCATTTTCTATATGGAAATGATGGATTCATTTCACCTAATCGTCCACCAAGGATTCCAATTTTAACCATTATATATTATATAATTTAAAAAAAAAAAATATTTACTATTAATAAATGAACAAAAACTTAGAACATATCTTGCACGCAGTTATTATTGGAGTTGTATTATGTATTATCATGACTAAAGTATTAGGACAAAGCACTGGTGTTGCTTGTGACCGTAGTATCGTCCTTGCCTCTGTAGCACTTATCTACATGGTTATGTTCGGTCACAAATTCCCACCTGGAGCCATTAACCCTTCTTTTAAATTTTAAATTATCTTAGTAAATCATAGAAATTTTTAAGATTATCCATAATTTTTAAATATGTCCCATCAACTACTTTTTCTTTTACATCTTCTTCAATGATATTTTGAAATTTCATCAAATTATCTCTTAATTCTTTCTTTTTTTCATTTGTTATTTCTGAATTATCTTCTTCTACTTCATATTCTTGTGTAGTTTCTTGTGGAGAATATATTTCAAACTCAATATTCTCAAAATCAACATAAGTATCATTTGGATTTGGAGGATTCCAAGCACCATTATTTCTAAGAAATTCAACTCTAAAATTATATTCTATAAAATAATCAGATAAATTAAATGCCGGTTCTGTAATATTTGTATCAATTTCTTGATAAGTTAATTCAGAAATAACAGAATGTTTTATAAATCCTTCAAGTGTTATAATATCATCATACCTTTGTGACTCACGTAATTGAAGTCTCATATTAAAACAATATCTATTTTTTCTATCTTCAATATATCCCCATCTACCATATCGAGGTAAACTTAATGCTATAGTACACAGTTCATCAGTAATACACCATTCTCTTTCAAAGTTTATAATAGAACTCAAAGAACAACCAAATAAATCATGATCGTGTATCTCCATCAACTCAACTACTTCAAAATAAGAGTTATTTTCCATTTTTTCTCTTTTTACTAAGTAATGGTCTGCAGTTTCTTTTGGATCACATAAAGGAGTATTTACACTACCAAAATCATTTGGATCAACATGATCATGTAACCATCTAACAGCTCTATCGGAATATCCAGAAAAGTGAGGATAATCTGAACAATTCATACTATTATAACATGAGGTTGTATAATCAATAATTCCATAATCTTCACATGGTACACCATTATCTACCCCATCATCCATACTCCTTAGTTTAGAATCAACATGTCTATTTAGAACAAGTCCCATAGTATATCTATATAATACAACTACATCTCTAGGTTCAACTTCAGTATTCCAAAACTCTTCCCATGGAAGATTCCCTCTTATACTCTCTATTTCTGTGTCATGTTCATTTTCATCATAAACATTGATATATGTTTGAATTATTATTTCTTTTAGTCTTTTACAAAATCTTTTTGGAAGTTTAGAATCAAATATATCACATTCTCCCTCCCATAATTCAGATGATTTAAAACTACCAATCCTTATTAATTTCCACCAATGCCAAACATTACCCCCCAATCCTTCTCTATAGAAACTATTTGATGGTCTACCATGGTCTTTTGATAACCCTTCTTCAAGATCAATGATATCATTCCATCTCATATTAAAATAGAGTGCATGTTGAACATAACCAAGAATTATTTCTTCCATTAAAGGTTCTGCTGAATCTCTTTTTGGAGGTGACGTAATATGTTTAAGTAAGGGATCACTTATACTGTCTTTACCAGGAAGCATACCACATGTTTTAAGTTTTTCATATGTGTCATCTTCTCTTTTTTTCCACCCCCAGACACCACCATTATTCATGGCACAAATAGAACAGGGCTTTACGATTATATATTCACCTTCTCCGTGATATTCTTCACCATATTCGTCACAATATTGACATGTATAGTCTAAATCATCAGGATTTTCTTTGGCTTTCTCTGGGGTATCTGCCGAAGGATTCATTTTGTTTGTAGGATAAAAGCATCCGTCGATGTTCATTCTTATATTCTGATATTTGTTTATCCTAAATTTAGAAAATATAAATCAAATTTTAAATTATATTTTTTCTAAATTTAGGATAAACAAATGTAAAGATCGCATAGAGGACTAACCAGTGTATAGCATATATTTCAAGAGAATGCTTTCCTGTCTTTTCAAATAGTATATACTTATTCTTATCTATCTGTGATTTAACATTGTTTTTTGTAATGTAATTACCAATCAATATACCCAAGCATAATAATATCATCCATGGAATAATAGGGAAATGATCAATAGAATTATAATTAACATTAAAACCAAAGATGAATCCTATTTGTGATGGTAATATATTATTTAATAATAATGGATTTGTTTTTATTATCGTATAAAGTATGAAAAGTATAGCTATTATCATTTTGATTAAATTTTCATTATCTACAAACATAAATAATAATAATGAAGATAAAGAAATGAAATGTAATATTCCAAACTTTACAAATTTATCACCAAATACAAAATAAGTAAATAATGACATACATATAGCAAAGAATACTAGTTTCGATATTCGTTTGATACTCTTTATTATATAAACTTTTTCTGATTCTTTCTTTTCTTCAGAATTCTTTTTTGAAATTACAAGATTTACACCAACACATGTGATAAATATTATTTGAGCAATTTTAGCAATAAAACGAAGAATAAATGTATCATATTCTAATTCTTTATATCCATATTGATTCGCATAGTAGAATATATGGAAAATTATCATACAGAAAACAGCAACTCCTTTTAAAATATCAATTTCTATATAACGATTCATATATTAAATAAAATATTAAAATTTGAATTTGTTATGTATTTAAAAGTATATCAACTAAATATATTAAATAAAAAATAATGGCAAGTGGAAACGAAAATCACATCGAAGATGAATACGATGAGAAAGATCTTCGTACACACGTTTATGATACACCAGATACATATGCGGGTAGTGATCAAGAAACACCGGATACACTTCCATTAATGGAAGATAAAGAAATTATATTTAAGGAAACTGAAATTATTCCAGCTGTTTACAAGATGTTTGATGAAATTATTGTAAATGCCAGAGATCAACGTGAAAGATTGAAAGACATTAAAGATTCTCAACCAGTTACAGAAATTAAAGTAACTATTAATGAAGAAACTGGTGAGATATCTATATACAATAATGGAGATAGTATTAAAGTTCAGAAACATAGCAGTGGTCTTTATAATGCTGAACTTATCTTTGGTCGTCTTTTAACTTCGGGAAATTATAAAAAAGGTCAAAAAAGAACTGTTGGTGGAAAGAATGGTTATGGTGCTAAGATTGTTAATATCTTCTCAACTTCGTTTAATGTTGAAACAGGAGATAGATTTACAAAACAAAAATATTATCAACACTTTTATGATAACATGAAAAAGAAAGATGAACCTATTATTAAGAAATATAGTGGCAAACCTTATACAAAGATCACCTGGATTACAGATTTTAAGAGGTTTGGTATAGAAAATTTTTCAAAAGATATGGTTTCTCTAATGAAGAGGCGAGTACATGATATTGCTGGTGTTACAGATTCAAAGGTTAATGTGTATTTTAATAATGAAAAAATTAAGATTAAATCATTTTCAGACTATATTAAACTTTATCCAACTACACATGAAAAAGTATATGAAAAGATGAATGATCGATGGGAAGTTGCTGTTTCAGTTTCTTCAAATGATAAATTTAATCAAGTATCATTTGTTAATGGAATATCTACAAGTAAGGGTGGGGTACATATAGATACTGTTGTAAAGATGATTACAAGTGGAGTAGTCTCTTATATTAAAAAGAAAAATAAGAGAGATGTTCAAGAAAAGTATGTTAAAAATTATTTGTCTATTTATCTTAATTCTGTAATTGATAATCCTTCATTTGATTCTCAAACAAAAGAGAGACTAATTACTACTAAAAGTAAGTTTGGTTCTCTTCCAGAAATAAACGATAAGTATATCAAAAAGATATGTGATTCTGGTTTAACTGAAAGGGTTCTTCAATTTTCAGATTTTAAGGAAAAAACAATGGCAAAAAAGACAAATGGAACTAAGAAAAATAAATTGAGAGATATTCCCAAATTAGATGACGCTAATTGGGCTGGAACAAGAAAGTCTCATCTCTGTACACTCATTTTGACAGAAGGAGATTCAGCAAAGTCTATGGCAATTGCGGGTTTATCTGTTGTTGGAAGAGATAAATATGGAGTATTTCCTTTGAAGGGTAAGGTACTTAATGTAAGGGATGCAAATATTAAACAGATCACAGGTAATTCAGAAATTACTAATATTAAAAAGATTATTGGTCTTGAAAGTGGAAAGAAATATACAGATATCAAAAAGTTAAGATATGGAAAGATTATGATTATGACTGATCAAGATCATGATGGATCACATATTAAGGGTCTTCTTTTGAATCTAATTCATAGTGAATGGCCAGAACTATTGAAATTAAACTATATTAATTGTATGGTAACACCAATTATTAAAGCATCTAAAAACAAAGAAATTAAATCATTTTACACTCTAACCGATTATGGTAATTGGAAGGATAATGAAATGAATGGAAAATGGAATATTAAATATTATAAGGGATTGGGAACATCAACTTCAAAAGAAGCAAAAGAATATTTCAAAGATCTAAAAGTAAATCAATACATTGTTGATGAAAAAACTGATGAATCTATGGTCCTTGCTTTCAAAAAGACAGAAGCAGATAAGAGAAAAGAATGGTTGAAAACATATAAAGAAGAAGAAATTCTCGATTATAATCAAGAAGAAACAAAGATAAATGATTTTATTAATAAAGAATTTAAACATTTCTCTAATTCAGACAATCTACGATCAATTGGTTCGTGTGTTGATGGTTTGAAAGTATCTCAAAGAAAGGTTCTATTCTCCTGTTTTAAGAGAAATCTAAAGTCTGAAATTCGTGTTGCTCAACTTTCGGGTTATGTAAGTGAGCAGGCATCTTATCATCATGGTGAAGCTTCTCTTCAAGGTACTATTGTTGGGATGGCACAAAATTATGTAGGTTCAAATAATATTAATATCCTACAACCAAATGGACAATTTGGAACAAGGATTATGGGTGGCGCTGACTCGGCAAGTGCTAGGTATATTCATACACAACTTAATCCTCTTGTAGATTATATATTTCCATCATCGGATTTCCCTCTTCTTGATTATATCAATGATGATGGTATTATGGTTGAACCAAAATGGTATTGTCCAATTATCCCTATGGTTCTAGTTAATGGTATGCTTGGTATTGGAACTGGATTTAGTACAACAGTACCACAATTTAATCCTATCGATTGTTGTAATAATATCCGTAGAAAACTTAATGGAGAACCATATCTTTCTATGATGCCTTTCTATAAAGGTTTTAAGGGCAGAATAAGTAAAGTTATTGAAAAAGGTTTAACAAAATACATTACTCGTGGAAAGTATCAAGTTAAGGATGAAACTGTAACTATTTCAGAACTACCCATTGGAAAATGGACACATGATTTCAAAGAATTTATTGAAAAGACTATTCAATTAGAAGATTCATGGATCCTTGATTATGAAAATCATTCGACAGATGAAAAAGTTAAGTTTATAATTAAAGTTAATGATGAGGTACTCTTTGATAATCAATATAAAGCAAAAGATATAATTGAAGGAAAATTTAAACTTACATCAAGCAAGAGTGTATCTAACCTTCATCTTTATAATAAGGATGGAACCATTACTAAATATGATGATATTTACAAGATACAAGATGAACATTATTATGTTCGACTTGGACTATATCAAGAAAGGAAGGATTATCAATTAGATAATCTTGAAAATCAAATTAAGTTTTTTGAAGCTAAGAGAAGGTTTATTGAATATGTTATTGAAGAAAAAGTAGTTGTTTACAAAGTAAGTAAATCTAAGATTATTGAAAAATTGAGGGAATTTGAATTTCCGTTCTATGTTGATAATACAGTACTAGAATACGATAGTACAATTGAAGTTAAGAGTGAATATAATTATCTACTTAATCTACCGATATTTACTTTCACACTTGAAAAAATTGAAGAACTGGATGATGATATCGCAGATAAGAAAGAAAAACATAATAAACTTGAAAACACAGATATTAAAGATATTTGGAGGAATGAACTAGATATCTTTGAAGAAAAATATAATGAATGGCTTCTATCTTCTAAAAAGGAATAATTTAATTTCTACTTTTACTCTTTCTACTTTTACTCTTTCTACTTTTACTCTTTCTATTAGATCTTTTATTTTTTCTATTAGATCTTTTATTTTTTCTATTAGATCTTTTATTTTTTCTATTAGATCTTTTATTTTTTCTATTAGATCTT